AAGATAATATGGCAGTTTCAGGCTCTAAAAATTTTGAGCTAGATGTAGCTGAATACATAGAAGAAGCATTTGAAAGATGCGGTCTTGAGCTACGCACAGCATACGATTTAAAAACTGCAAAACGCAGTTTAAATTTATTGTTAGCTGAATGGGCTAACCGTGGTTTAAATCAATGGACTATCTCACAAACATCTATCGCTTTGACACAAGGCACAACATCTTATGATTTGGATGCAACAAATCCAACTGCTGTAATTGATGTGTTAGATGCATTTATCAGAAGAACAACTAATGGTACACCAAGCGATTTGCAAATGAATCAAATCTCAAGAAGTGAATATGCAGCTATTCCTGATAAAACTGCACAAGGTAGACCATCTCAATATTTTGTAGACAAACAAATTACACCAACAATCTATCTATACAACGCCCCTGAGAACTCAACAGATGTTCTTTATGTAAATAGAATTATGCGTATGGATGATGTAGATGCATCAACCGATACTTTGCAGATGCCATTTAGGTTCTATCCTTGCCTTAGTGCAGGATTGGCTTACTATCTATCCCTCAAAAAAGCTCCTGAAAGAACGGGCATGTTAAAACAACTCTATGAAGAAGAGTTTGAAAGAGCTTTAAGTCAAGACGAGGACAGAGCATCATTTAGAGCAACCCCTGATACTAGGGCATACGATTACGCATAATGGCATTCGCATCGGAAAAGAATGCGTATGGTATCTGTGATAGATGTGGTTTTAGATACGGTTTAAAAGAACTTAAAAAAGAATGGAATGGTTACAGAACCTGTCCTGAGTGCTATGAACCCAAACACCCACAATTAGAAACAAGAAGAAACTTGGCTGATCCTGAGGCTTTACGCAACCCAAGAGTGGACACAAGCGTAGTGCCAAGCAATTTTACAGTTTATACAAACTGGGATTTGGGTATAATAGGAACAGCACTTACGGTGCCTAATGCTTTAGAATCTGAATTAGGTACAGTTACGGTAACAAACACATGAGCTTTACATTAACAACATTAAAAACAGCTATTCAAGATTATCTTGAAACTGACGAAACCACTTTTGTAAATCAGCTTGATACATTTATTTTGCAAGGTGAAGAAAGGATATTTAAAGTAGTACAGCTACCTGATCAAAGAAAAAATGTTTCAGGTAATTTAACGGCAGATCAAAGGTTTTTAAACACACCAACAGATTGGCTTGGTAGTTTTTCTTTAGCAGTTATAGATGGTGGAAATTATACTTATTGCGATTTTAAACATAATTCTTTTATTAAAGAGTATTCTTCAAATACATCTACTAGAGGAAAACCAAAATACTATTCAATATTTGATCAATCAAGCTTTGAAGTGTCACCAGTTCCTGATCAAGCTTACGATGTAGAGCTTCATTATTTAGCAAGACCTAAATCAATTACTGATCCAACTGTAGAATACAATGGTGTCAGTGCTACAACATATTTATCAACTGAGGCTCCTGATACGCTTCTATACGCATGTTTGGTTGAGGGTGCAATATTTTTAAAACTACCTCAAGCAGAGGTTGGTATATTAGATTCTAAATTCAAAGAAGCCTTGGGTAGACTGAAGAACCTAGGTGAAGGCAGAGATACAAGAGATGAAATGAGGTACGATTCGCTTAGAATTAATGTAACTTAATTTTCTTTTTGAGAGGAGAAAAATGAAGAGAATAAAAAAACTTGAAGGCAAGACTGTGGCTATTGTTGGCTTGGGTCGCAGTTGGTTTGACTATAATTTAGCAGCATCTCATGGAGACAACTTTGATGAGGTTTGGGGCATTAATGCTGTAGGCTCTGTTATATATCACGATAGAACTTTTATGATGGACCCACCATCTAGGTTTTTAGACAGCGATGATGCAGGTGGGCAAACCAGTGGTATGACAAGAATGTTAACAAAAGGCGACAAGCCAATTTACACATGTCAACTTGATGAAAGAGCAAAAAACTTAGTGTTATATCCAATTGATGAAATTGTTGGGGATTTGAATTGTTGTTATCTAAATAACACCGTGGCTTATGCTATAGCATTTGCTTTGTGGAATAAAGTTGGGTCATTAAAAATATATGGAGTCGATTTTACCTACAAAGGCAACCTACATTTTGCAGAATCAGGCAGGGCTTGTGTAGAGTTTTGGCTATCTAAATGTATGCATGCAGGCATGGAGGTAGGTGTTGCCAGTTCTTCTACGCTGTTAGATACAAATGTAGAAACTCGTGAAAAACTTTATGGCTATCATAGATTAGCAGACCCATTAGTGCCTTTAATGGATGGCGATAAAATGATTGTAAAAAAAATGAGCGAGCTTACAGTAAACACAATGCCAATAGAACCACAGCTTATTGGCAGACACGATGACAAAACAAACCCAGTTGAACCAAAGGAGTGGTAAATGATTGATGATACAACTTTAACTAATCTTGGAAGTATTGAGGTACACACCACAACAGAAGGTGGTCATCCAGTAGAATTTTGGGCAAAAAGGTGTATTGAAAGAATCATTGCGGTAAGCGATGAAGCACCTGAAGATGTAAAAAACCAAGTCAATGAGTTTAAAAACAATATTGAAAAAGTTATTGAACTATATATGCAAAATGCTATAAAAAGTGATAGGATTACCATTAATAACAAATTAGAAAAAGCAGGTCACAAGGAGTCTGCTGATTTAATTAGGAAACTATAATTATGGCAATTACATCAACACTTACAACAAGTTTTAAACAACAATTACTCGAAGGAGTACATAATTTTAAAGCCAGTGGAGGCAACACCTTTAAATTAGCACTGTATACTTCATCAGCAACTTTGGGAGCTACAACAACAGCTTTTACTACGACTGGTCAAGCTTCAGGAACTAACTACACATCAGGTGGTGCTGACTTAACCAATGTTAATCCAACATCTTCAGGCACAACAGCTTTTACAGATTTTGCTGATTTAACTTTTGGTACAGCTACAATTACAGCAAGGGGTTGTATGATCTACAATTCTTCAGCAACAAATGCATCAGTAGCTACCATAGATTTTGGTGGAGATAAAACATCCACAGCAGGTGACTTTACAATTGTATTCCCTGCGGCAGCTTCATCTACAGCTATTATCCGAATCGCTTAATAGCAATGAAACATGCCATACGCAAAGTTTCAGTTTAAAGCAGGAATAAATAGAGAAGGAACCGATTACACAAACGCAGGCGGATGGTTCAATGCGTCTTTAATTAGGTTTAGAAAAGGTTTTGTTGAAAAATTAGGTGGGTGGGTCAAAAACTCGGCTAATTCTTTTCTCGGAACCTGTAGAAATTTATTTGCATGGATTTCCATATCAGGCACTAAATATTTATTTTTAGGCACTCACCTTAAATCTTATGTAAAAGAGGGTGATACTTTTTATGATGTTACCCCAATTAGATTAACAACAAGTGCAGGCGATGTAACATTTTCTGCAACCGATGGTGATGCTACTATCACCGTAAGTGATACAGCACATGGTGCGGTGCAAAATGATTTTGTCACTTTTTCAGGAGCAGTCAGTCTTGGTGGCAACATTAATGCTACGGTGCTTAATCAGGAATATCAAATAACAAACATTGTTGATGCTAACTCTTATTTAATTGAAGCCAAGGATACAAGTGGCGATCCTGTTTTAGCAAACTCAAGTGATACGGGTAATGGTGGCAGTAGCGTAGTAGGTGCTTACCAACTTAATACTGGACTAGATAATTTTGTATCATCAACTGGTTGGGGTGTTAATGCTTGGGGGTCAGGTGCATATGGGTCTGCGAGTTCTTTAACTTTTACCAATCAACTCAGATTATGGTCGTCTGATAATTTCGGTGAAGATTTAGTTTTAAACCCAAGGGGCGGTGGTGTTTTTTATTGGGATTCTTCAGGAGGCACATCTGCAAGAGCCGTAAACATTACATCTTTGTCAGGAGCAAACTTAGCTCCTACCGTTGGCTTACAAACCATTGTTTCCGAAACAGATAGACATGTGTTTGTTTTAGGTGCTGATCCTATTAATGACGCAGGCACAGCTAGAACAGGGGCTATTGATCCTATGCTTGTTGCTTTTTCTGATCAAGAAAGCGTAACTGAGTGGGAGCCACTAACAACCAATACCGCAGGCTCGGTAAGACTGTCTGTGGGTAGTGAGATTATTGGTGGGATAAGATCAAGGCAAGAAACTCTTGTGTGGACTGATTCAGCTTTGTATTCGATACAATTTGTTGGACCACCTTTAACTTTTGCAGTCAACTTAATCAATCAAGGTGTGGGCATGATCGCACCCAATGCTTGTATCAATGCACCGAATGGTGTTTATTGGATGGCTGAAGATGGTTTCTATCGTTACAACGGTAGTGTACAAAGACTAGAATGCACTGTCTTAAGTTATGTGCAAGAAAACTTAGACTTATCACAGTTGTTTAAAACATTTGCTTTGGTTAATAAACAATACAATGAAGTGTGGTGGTTCTATCCCTCAACTCAAGATAACACTGGTGAAATATCACGCTATGTTATATATAACTATTTAGAAAATACATGGAGCATAGGTGAGTTAGTTAGAACTGCTTGGCTTGATGAAGATGTGTTTATTGCACCAGTGGCTACCAATGACAATTATTTATATAACCAAGAAACAGGCGAAGATAACGATGGTTCTCCAATGGATAATGTCTTTATTGAAAGCTCTGATTTTGATTTGCAAGAAGGCAACGACTTTGCCTTTATTAGCAAAATCATTCCTGATATTAAATTTTATGGTACCAATACAGCCAGTGGTGTACCGCAAATAAACATGCAAATTAAAACAAGAAACTTTCCTGCACAAAGCTTATCAACCAAGGTTACTAAGGATGTTTCAAACAATACCAATGAATTAAATGTACGAACTAGAGCAAGACAGGCTGTGTTAAGACTGCAAAGTGATGATGACGCAGACACAGCAAACAGACTAGGAGTGCAATGGAGACTAGGATATACTAGAATGTATATACAGCCTGATGGTAGAAGATAATGGCAAAGCTATTACCGACAAGGTTACCGCAGGCTTTAGACGAAGTAACACCTGATGTTTTTAATAGATTAGTCAGGATACTTGAGTTAAACTTAGGACAGTTCGACCCAAATCGAACCCCGCAGTTCAACCAATCCGAATTAGGTGAACTGAACTTTATAGCGGGTGATATAGTGTTTAATACGACACTAGAGATTCACCAAGCGTATGACGGGAATGCTTTTCGTGATTTATATAGTCACCAAACATATTTGAGTGGCGTGAGTGGAACAGGAGCAGTAGGCTCCGTAACAGTTACAACGAGTTAATATGGCAACATTAGAAGAAAGAATACAAAACCTCACACAAGATATAAATCCCCTTGCTCGGAGAATGACCGAACAAGAGGTCATGGAGGCAAGACAAAGAGACCCCATGGCAGCAAGATTTGGTTCTGCTAATACAGGCTTTTATACTGATGAGCCAATAGGCTCAGGCGTTATGTCTGACAACGATATGGTTAGGATTAACAAGGCTTTATTAAGTGGTGTACAAGACCCAATGGTATCAAATGTAGACACAAGTGTGATGCAACCATTAGTCGATCTTGGTTTTGAACAACAAGTTAGAACCATAATGACATATCCGCAGAACTCACCTGAGTCTATGCAAGCTCAACAAGAAATACTCAACGAAATGGGTACAGGCATGGATGTAGACGCATTTGTGCAAACTGTAAAAGAAGTCGCACCCAAAGAAATTCAAGAAGAAATTTTAAAAGACAGAATGATGCCAGTTAGCGGTGAGGGTGATGAAGGTATCATGCGGTTATTGTCCGCAGGAAGAAACGAAGACACAACGGTTGGACACCTTGCAGAAGGTGATGTTGTTGTACCGCCTGAAGTATTACAAGCCAATCCACCAATAGCAGATGCTCTCGATGA